GCCGGATCGGCTGCCGACGGTGCTCGAATATTTCCCTGAACTGGCCGACGACAGCATCGCCGAAGATGATGCGCCATCCTGCTCGGTAGCGGAGGCGCTCGATCGCCAGTCGCTGTTCGTCAATCGGGTCGTCGCCAGCCATGCGCTGGCGCTGCTGTTTGACCTGCTCGGCCGCGGGTCGATCGGTCACGCCGGTGCCTTCATCAACCTGGCCAGCGGGCAGGCCGTGCCGATCCCGCTGCCGGCGAAGCCCCGCCCAACCGGCGAGGTGGCATCATGATCCGGATCGACGGGGCGCCGCCGTGCATCACCGATCAGGAGGTGATGACCGCCTGCGGCAATCGGGCCGCCGGGGCATTCAAGACGGTCGAGATGCAGAACTGCGCGCGGTTCGCCGCCGGCATCCATCCGCGGGCAGTCGACTATCTTGAGCAGGCCCCGGTCCTCGTCATCGCCGTGATGGCGGGCGGCGGGCGCCTCAATGGCGGTCGCGCCAATCGCGATTATGCGGCGCACAAGTTCGGCCCCCTGTGTGAGCGCGGCGCGCGGCTGCGCGATGTCATGGCCGCCTATGGCCTGCCGGTACCGATGCGGAAGATCGCCGCCCGTGCGCTGTCGTTGGATTATGAAGATGCGCTGGTTGGGCTGGCGCGTGTCGCGCCGTCGACCCTGAGCCAGATCATTCCCGCGTCGGTAGCACGGCAGCGGCGGTGGTTGAGCGCCTATCAGGAGTTCCGCGAGCGGCTCGGCAAATCCTGCACCGACCCTAATTCCGAGGTCACTTGGGCTGCGACACAGATCGCCGCGCACAACGCGTCATGTGAAGCCGCAGGCGACATCGCCGATTTCGTGGCGATGGGCGATCAGCGTATCAATGGCGCATGGTCCTGGCCTCGCGCGCAGCAGGCGGCGCGGGACTGGCATGATCGCCTGTCCGCCGGCGATGCCAAGCGCCAGTTCGGTGTGATGGCCTATCAGGTCGTGGATCTCGGCTCGCACCCCGATCACCTTGTGATCGACGGACTAGAGTTCGTGGCATTGCGCACGCCGTCCGCGATCCACGCGGAGGGGCGTTACATGCGCCACTGCGTCAGCACCTATGTCGGCTATGTCATCAACGGCATGTCGAGCATCGTCTCGATCCAACGTGACGAACAGCGCATCGCGACGCTGGAATTGCGGCAGGGCCGGATCGCTCAGCTGAAGGGCCGCTTCAATTCCCTGCCGGCCAAGCAGACGCTGGCGGCGGCGAGACAATACGTCGCGGCGATCAAGCCGGCTCGTAACCCGAAGGCGAGCGTCTGATGCCGGCGCCATCACCGGGACGCATCGCCTGGATCGAGCGGGTGACCGATCAATGGGCCGCGCAGGCGGCGGCGCTGCAGGTGGACGATCACCCCAGCGCAGCGATCCGCGCGACAGTGCTCGACGGCATCGTCCGCCGACTGCGCGACGAGCTGCCCGCGCGTGCGCCGGCCGCCGGTCCCAACGCAGCCGAGGCCGACCGGCTGGAGGCGATCATGGCGCGATGCAAGGGCCCGTACTTCAACGAGAAGTGGGGCGGCATGGTCAACGACGCGCCCTTCCTCGACGATGTCGAGCACACCCTGCGGTGCCGCATTGCGCGCCTGCGAGGCCTGCCGGACCCGCCCTACGTCTATCTGCGCACCTCGCCCGCCGGTGAGGCGCCGCCGGTACCGATCGCGCCACCACCGATCCCACCCCCCGAAGCGGTACCGTTCCGCGCCGGACCCCAGCTTTCCCTCTTCGAAGTCGCGGCATGAGCAACAAGGTATCCACCCTCGTCTATAGCAAGCTGACCGGGTCGATGGCCCGGAAGGGCATCCTCGGCTACATGGCCGACAAGGCCAGCGACGACGGCTCGGGCATCTGGTGCTCGAAGCAGACGATCGCGGCCGAGGTCGAGTGCAGCAAGCAGACCGTCATCACCACGATGCGCGGGCTGGTCGCCGATGGACTGATCAAGGAAGTCGGCCAGCGTAAGGCGCGCAACGGCTATACGGTCGAGTATGTGATCGTGCTGGCGGCGGTGAAGAAGCTGCCGGACGCCAAGGGCGACACTGATGCCGGTGACAAAGCAAAGGGTCCAAAATTGGACCGGTCAACGGGTTTGACCGCAAAGGGTCAAGCAGCTTTACCCAAACCATCCTGGAACCCTCCCCTTGAAGAAGCTGACGCTTCTTCTGCCCCCGGCGGGGCTGAAAAAGGCTCGGCGGTGCCGGACGATGATGGTTCGAAGGGCAAGTCGGCCGGGTGGACTGTCCCGGTGATCGCCGACCTGCCGGCGAAGGTACAGGCCATCGTCCGGCAGTGGCCCGCTGGGGCTTACGACACGCTCGGCGCCGGGCATGCGGCGTGGCTGAAGGGCAAGCGGCGCGTCCGTGATCGCGATAGCAGCTGGCATGCTCGGATCGTCCAGCTGGGCGACCAGCCGATCCGCGCCGCCAAGGCCGGCCTGCGCTACGAAACCACCGCGGCCGTCTCGGCAACAGTGCCGGCGGCGGCGATCGCCCGGTGCGACGCCAGTGGCGAGGGGTTGGAAGCGGCGGCGCTGCGCACGGCGTTGCGCGATACCTTCGGCGCGGCGATGTACGGGCAGTGGTTCGAGCCTTGCCGGTACGATCTCGCTGGCGATTGCCTGACGGTGGTCGCGCCGAAGGCGTTCGTCCGGGACTGGCTGCGCAATAATCGTGAAGGCCATCTGGCCGAAGCCGCCTCGCTGATCCTCGGCACGCGCGCCAGCGTCCAGTGGAGGCTCGACGCGGCCGCGTGACCGACGAGACCTCGTTTCCTGTACCGTATACGAGCAGCGCCTGTGATCGCGTGCTGACGGCGATCCGCATCTATCGCCGCCAGCATGGTCGCTCACCTAGCCTAGGTGAGATCGCCCGCCGGGCATCTGTCAGGCGTCAGCATGTCGGCCGCTACTTGGTGCGCCTGCAGATCGCCGGGCTGCTCGTCTATGACCGCCACGCGATCGAACCGATTATGCTCGCCGATCCCACCGCCAACCTCTCCGACATCGATCTCGAGGTCGCCTGCCATGATCGGGGATGGACGGTCATCATGTCACGCGCTCCGGCTGTTGCTTCTGCGTTTCCCGTCGATCCGGTGGTGCCGAATTGGGAACTGCCGTTGTTGGACAAACTCGGTCAGATAGACTGAATGCAGCCACCGCTGCGGCGGGGTGCAGTCTGAATGCTCGATAAGATCAAGGTGAAGGCACGTGGCGGCCAGGTTGCGTTCGCCGGCACACCTAAGCGTCAGATGGAGCAGCTTCTCGAAATCGCGGCGATCACCGGGTTGCCGGAGGCACAGCGCGATCCCGAGATGATCGCCTCGCTCAAGGTCCCGCAGATCGGTGATGCCCCCCGTGTCGCCGATCGAACCGTGCGGCGGCGATCCCGCGTCGAGTGCCTCGCGCGTGCCGGCGTACTGGAGCCGCATGAGGCGCAGGCCTGCGAATGGTATGCCGAGCGGGTGGCGCTCGCATGGGATACCACCGGCTGCACGGCGAATTACGAGGGTGGCGGATCGGGCGGCGGGGCAGACGCGCCGGATCGGGCCATGGCGAAAAATCAGGAGGTCAGCTGGGCGCGTGACGATTGCCGCGAAATCCGCGCGATGCTCGGTGGGTCGATGACGGAAGCATTCGAGGCGATCGTCTGTCGCAACGAATCGATGGGGGCTACCGCGGCCGGCGCCTTCCCCCAGCTGGGGCGCAGCGCGGCTGAGGAGAGGCTGCGCACCACGGTCAAATTCTGCGCCAACAAGCTGCATGAGCGGTACAGCGGGCTGATGCGTTGGCTGGACGCGCCTGAGGTAAAGGCCGTGCCGATCGCGAAGCCTGCGCCGATCGCGGCGGTGAAGGCCAAGCCGGTGACGATCGTCGACGAGATCGCGGCGGCTGTCGCGCTCCGGAGCGAGGGCGCGGCAGCGCTGTGGGTATCGTCCGAGGTGCTGGCCTTGCTGAAGCGGACCATGAACCGCCGCGCGCTGGAGACCTTCGGAGGCCTGCCGGTGGTGGAGCGGCCGGCTTGGCGCTGGGGCTATGTCATCGTTGATGCCGCCGAGGCAGTATAATCTGTTCAGGTTGACTCCCGGCAAAATAATCGGCAAATGACCACCATCCCGTAGTGGGTTTCCGAAGGCTCGTCGATGCGACGGGCCTTTGTCGTATCTGGCGATGATCGCCTTACGACACCCTCGCCTCACTGCGCTTCTATCATCTTCGGAGACCGTCATGCGGACCATCATGGGCCTATTGTCGCTGTGCGTCCTCACCACCCTGACGGCCTGCGGGCCGTCGGTGAAGGAGCAATGCGCGCAGGCGAAGAACCCCACCGAGTGCGCCCAGGTCGCGAGCGTCGGTGGCGATGTCAGCGACTATCTCGTCTACGGCATGGCAGGCTATATGCTGTCGAGCGCCATCAACGGCAGCGGTCAGCGCCAGTCGGTCATCGTGGCTGATCCATCCTATCATGGCTATCGCCGCCCGATCGCGTCGTATCAGTCGAGCCGCAACCACGTGCGCCGGTCGGGCACCACCACGACCACCACGACTAGGCGCACCATGTTCGGTGGCACCAAGACCACGACGGTGACGAGCCGGTGGTCGTCGCGCCCGAGCCGTTCGAGCTTTCGGTCCGGGCGGCGCTGAGCGTGGACGGCCGCGGCTCCCTAGCGACCACCCATTACGAGGTGGTCGACGATCGTGATGCCGTGGTCGGCAGCATGAAGCACAACACGGTCGAGCAGGCGCTGGAGATGAAGGCCGCGTTCGGCGACCTGTTCCATGGCATGTCTATGCATGTCGCGAGGGTCACCGAGACGGTGGTCGTGCAGCGGCACGTCGAGCGCATGGCCGAGAACCCGCACAAGATCATGCGCGCCGCGCGCAAGCAGGCCGCGTGATGCCCGACGCCAACCAGGTGAAGGCTATCCAGCTGCGCAATCTGGCGTTCGAGATGGAGACGCTGGCCGACCGGGTCGCACAGCCATCACGCTGCACCGAACGATCCGAGCTGTTGATCGCCGAGGGCGAGCGCATCGCCGCCGCCACCCGCGCCGTGTTCCGCGGCTAGGATCGGCCCCACCCCCCCCACCCCTTGGGTCCTTCCCGGGTCGATCGTGATACGGGGGGCAAAGGCGCGACGGTCCGCTAGCTGCAGGCATTTTTCGCACTTCATCATCATTGGGGCGAAAAACCATGGATTTGGCGGGTTACAAGCCGACGCTCAATGAAGTGGCGGCCCTCTTCGGCAAATCCAGCCGTTGGATCTCGGACCTTCGCGCCAAGGGCGACCTGCCCGGCGACGGCGCAACGCTCGCGGAGTTTGTCGCCGGCTGGACGAGCAACGCGGCCGTCTCGAACGGCGGCAAGTCGATCGACCAGCACAAGGCGCGTCTAGCGGCGGCGAAAGCCGACGAGGCGGAGATGAAAAACGCCAACCAGCGGCGCGAGCTGCTGCCGCGGCCGCTGGTCACGCTGGCGGTGCAGGGCGCATTTGCCCGAGTCCGCGGCAAGCTGCTGGCATTACCCAGCAAATGCGCTCCCGCGATCGCCGGCATGAAGTCTGCCGTCGCGATCCAGGACAAACTGACGGAGCTTGTGCATGAAGCGCTCGCCGAGCTGTCGACGACCATCGTCGACGCCGAGCCGGCAAGCGACGATCGCGATCCACCTGGTACACAGCGAGGAGCTGGCGGCGACGGCGCGGGAGTGGTGGCCGGTATTCACCCCACCGCCCCGGCTGACGGTCAGCCAGTGGGCGGACACGACGCGCAAGCTAAGCCCCGAGGCAAGCGCCGAGCCCGGGCAGTGGGACACGAGCCGGGCTGAGTTCCAGCGCGGCATCATGGACTCGGTCAGCGATCCGCTGATCGAGGAAACGGTCGTGATGAAGTCCGCTCAGGTCGGGTGGACGGAGATCATCAACAATATCGCCGGGTTTTTCATCGACCAGGACCCGGCTCCGATCATGGTCGTGCAGCCGACGCTGGAAATGGCGGAAGGCTGGTCGACCGACCGCCTCGCGCCGATGGTGCGCGATACGCCGGCGCTGACGAAGAAGATCGCGGACGCGAAATCACGGGATAGCGGCAACAAGCTGCTGCAAAAGCGATTCCCCGGTGGTCAGTTGGTGATCGTCGGGGCGAACAGTCCCGCTTCACTGGCATCGCGTCCGATCCGCGTCGTGCTGGCGGACGAGGTCGATCGATACCCGGCGACTGCCGGTGTCGAGGGCGATCCGTTGACGCTGGCCTACAAGCGGACGAACAACTTCTGGAACCGGCGGAAGCTGGCGGGCTCCACGCCTACAATCGCGGGCGCCAGCCGGATCGAGGCGAAGTTCGAGGAGTCCGACAAGCGGTTCTTCTTTGTGCCCTGCCACGAATGCGGCGAGCATCAGGTGCTGAAGTGGGAGCAGGTCCGCTGGGATAAGACGCCCGCCGGCGGCCACCTGCCTGACACCGCCTACTACGTCTGCGAGCACAACGGTTGCATCTGGGATGATGCCGATCGTTGGGCGGCCGTTCTCAAGGGCAAGTGGCGAGCGACCGCACCGTTCACCGGGATCGCCGGCTTCCATATCTGGGAAGCCTATTCGTCCTGGGTGAAGCTGTCGGCAACGGTGACGGCCTTTCTAGAGGCTCGCAAGAAACCGGACACCTACAAGGTCTGGACCAACACGGCGCTGGGTCAGACTTGGGTGGAAAAGGGCGAGGCGCCCGACTGGCAGCGGCTCTACGAACGCCGGTCGAAGGAGCTGAGGTTGGGCGAGGTTCCGGATTGGGTCGCCCGCATCACGGTCGGCACCGACGTCCAACGCGACCGCGTCGAGGCGAGCGTGTGGGGGTGGGGCGCGGGTCTGCGCAGTGTCCTGATCGATCACCGCGTCTTCATGGGCGATCCCGCCGGTGAAGCCGTCTGGAAGGAGATGGACGCCTTTCTGACCGAGGAATGGGAGGCGCCGGACGGGCGCCGCCTCCGAATGTCGAAGCTGGCGATCGACACCGGCGACGGCATGTCGACCACCCATGTCTACGCATGGGCACGGAAGCATCCGCGCGAGGTGATGGCGATCAAGGGCGTCGGGTCGTTCAATGCCTCGGTACCGGTCATGGGACCGACTTGGGCGGACGTCACCGTGCGCGGCCGCAAGGTTTCCCGCGGCGTCCAACTGTGGACGATCGCCGTCTCGCTGTTCAAGTCCGAGACCTATGCTTGGCTGCGATTGGATCAGCCGACCGACGGTGGTGAGTACCCTCCGGGCTATATCCACCTGCCCGACGGCGTCGACGCGGAGTGGTTGCAGCAGCTGGTCGCCGAGCAACTCGTGTCGATCAAGAACAAGCGAACCGGCTTCACCCGGCAGGAATGGCAAAAGACCCGCCCCCGCAACGAGGCGATCGACTGCCGGGTCTACGCGCGCGCCGCGGCGTACGCGATGGGGCTGGATCGCTGGTCCGAGGTGAAATGGGCGCGGGCGACCGGCCAGAAGTCGGGCGCGGCGCGGCCTGAGCGTGAGAAGCCGGCGGCGCTGCCCAGCGCTGACGTCGCATCCGGTGAGCCGGCGGCCTCGACCACGCAGGTGACGGCCAAGCCGAAGGCAAAGCCGAAGATCAACCCGCTGACCGGGCGACCCCGGGGCAGCCATTTTGGAGGCAGGCGCTGATGGCATTCACGCAAGCCGACCTCACGAACATCCGCGCCTGCATTGGCAGCGGCGTGCTGGAAACCCGCTTCGCGGACGGCAGCTCGGTCCGATATCAGTCGCTCGCCGACATGATGGCGGCCGAGACGCGGATCGCCAGCGCGATCGCCAGCACCACCCCCGGCGCCGCCCGCCGGCGGCGTCATACACCTGCATGGCGGAACGGCTGCTGATGGCGAACTTGATCGACCGCGCGATCGCGGCCTTCTCACCGGCGCGCGGCCTCGAACGCGAGAAGGATCGCGCCAAGCTGGCTGCCATGCGCGGTATCCGCGCGCAGTATGACGGCGCCAGCCATAGCCGGCGTACGCAGGGGTGGCGCCGGACCAACAAGGACGCGAATTACGAGCTAATGGGTACTGCCCAGGTCCTCGCCGCGACAGCGCGGGACATGGTCCGCAATAACCCGTACGCCGAACGTGCCGTGTCGGCGATCGCGACCGATATCGTCGGTACCGGCATTACGTTCGAGGTCCATCGAGACGGCAAGCCCGACGCGGAGCTGACCAAGCTTGCCAAGGCGCATTTCGAGTCCACCGCCTGCGATGCCGACGGCCGGCACAACCTCTACGGGTTGCAGCTGCTCGCGGCGCGCACGATCGTCGAGAGCGGATCGGTGCTGGCCCGGTACCGGCCGCGCTTCGCGCGCGACAACCTGCCCATGCCGTTTCAAATCCAGATGCTGGAGCCGGATTATCTGGACGCGCAGCGCAACGGGCCGCTCAGCCCTGGCGAGTACGTGTCGGGCATCCAGTTCGACGCCATCGGTAATCGCAAAGCCTATTGGCTGTTCCCGCAGCACCCGGGCTCGATTGCCACGCAGGGCCTGATCGCCAGCCCGATCCCCGCCGGCGACGTGCTGCATGTCTATCGGCAGGATCGGCCGGGCCAGCAGCACGGCGCGTCTTGGTTCGCGCCAGTGATCATGTCGATGCGCGACTTCGCCGACTATCAGGACGGGCAGCTGCTCCGCCAAAAGATCGCCGGCAGCTGGGCGGTCTTCCGCATCGGCATGGAGGGCGACGATGGCGATGCCGAGGCCGCCGAAGGGCTGGACTACATCGAGCCCGGCATGATCGAAGACCTGCCCGCCGGCGCTGACGTCAAGTTCGCGTCGCCTCCCGGCGTCGAGGGGTATTCCGACTTCGCGAAGATATCGGTGCGGACGTTCGCGACCGGCATGAACCTGCCGTACGATATCTTCGGCGACCTCGAAGGCACCAACTTCTCGTCGGGGCGGATCGGCCGCATTCAATACCACCGCCAGCTCGACAACTGGACGTGGCATATGCTGATCCCGCAATTCTGCGACGGCGCGGCCGGGTGGTTCTTCCGCGCCGCGCAGATGCTCGGCAACGACACCGCCGGCTGCACGATGGTCTGGACGCCGCCCCGCCGTGAAATGCTCGACATCGCCACGGAAGGCCCAGCGATCCGCGACATGGTCCGCGCGGGCTTCATGTCGCCGCAGGCCGCCATCCGCGAGCGCGGCGAGAACCCCGAGGCCGTCCTGGACGAATGGGCCCGCTGGATCGGCGAGGTCGATAAGCGCCGCCTGACCTTCGACAGCGATCCCCGCCGCGTCACTCAGGTAGGCAATTTCCCGCCAGCGCCGGCCGCGCCGAAGGCCGCGACCGATCCCGAGGGTGATGCCGCGCCAGCGGCCGACGAGGCGGCGCCTCCCACCAAGGACAACTGACCTATGGAAATCCTGCTCTACGGGGTTGTCGGCGACTGCAACGACGGCCTTGAAGCCTCGTGGCTGGTCAGCCGCATCGCAACCTCGCCGGACGACATCACCGTCCGGATCAACAGCCTCGGCGGCCTGCTGTTCGACGGTTTCGCGATCTACAACGCGCTGAAGCAGTCGCCCCGCAAGGTGACCGTGATCGTCGACGGCGTCGCCGGCTCGATCGCGAGCATCATCGCCATGGCGGGCGACCGGATCATCATGGCCGATAACGCGGTGATGATGGTCCACAAGCCATCAGACGGTACCTATGGCGACGCGGACGAGCTGCGCTCCGTCGCGGACCGCCTCGACTTCCTGCAGGGCCAGCTGGTCGCGATCTACGCGCAGCGTACCGGCATGAGCGTCGAGGAGCTGAAGCCGCTCCTCGATGCCGAAACCTGGCTGACGGCGCAGGAAGCGCTCGACCTCCATTTCATCGACGAGATCGCCGGTCAGTCGACCGCGACGAACATGCTCGATGCCAGCAAATTCGGGTTCCTGAAGGTGCCCGTCCACCCGCTCATTTCTAACCTGAGCAACACGGCGCCTGCCGCCAATCCAACCCTGGAGACACCGATGACCCTCCCGACTGCGCCGGCGCCGACCCCCGCGCCGACCATCACGACCCTCGACTCCGCCACGTCGACGCTGGCCCTCGCCACCGCCGCCCTGGCCGCGCCCGTCAACGTTGCCAACGAGGTCGCCGCGGCGATCGCGGCCGAGCGCGCCCGTGCGTCCTCGATCCGCAACGAGGTGGCGCGCGCCCACCTCGGCACCGAGTTCGCCGAAACGCTGGTCACCGAAGGCGTGACGATCGACGTTGCCCGTACGCGTATCATCGACCAGATCGCGACGGCCGCGCCCAACATCACCAACCACGGCCCCGCGACGATCCCCGCCGCGCAGTTCCAAGCCCGCGCCACGGCGATGGAGAGCGCGATCCTCAACCGCGCCAATCCGCGCAACCAGCTGGCCGATGGTGCCCGCGACTTCGCCGGCCGTCGCCTGATCGTGCTGGCGCGCGACTTCCTCGAAGCGACCGGCGTCAGCACTCGCGCGATGGGCGATGTCGAAGTCGCCCAGGCGGTGTTCCGCCAGCGCGGGCCGATGAACGCCGGCATGCACACCACCAGCGACTTCGCCGGCCTGATGGGCAACGCGGTCGGCCGCACCCTGCGCCGCGCCTATGAGCTGGCGCCGGCGACGTTCACCAGCTTCGCCCGTCAGACCTCGATCGCCGACTTCCGGCCGGTCAGCCGCATCGCGCTGTCCGACATCTAGCGCATGCAGCCGATCAAGGAAGCGGGCGAATATCCGTACCTGACGATCGGCGACGGCAGCGAGCAGTTCCAGCTGGCGAAGTGGGGCGGCATCATTGCGATCTCGTGGGAGACGATCGTCAACGACGACCTGTCGGCCTTCGACCGCATCCCGGGCGCGCTCGGTCAGGAAGCCCGTCAGATCGAGAGCGATGTCGTCTATGGCATCCTGCTCGACAACCCGAAGATGGCCGATGGCAAGGAGCTGTTCCATGCCGACCACAACAACCTGCGCGCCGCTTACGCTGCGATCTCGGCGGACTCCCTGTCGGCTGGCCGCCTCGCAATGCGGACGCAGAAGGCGCCCAAGGGCCGGACGCTGGCGATCACCCCGTCGCAGCTGGTCGTTGGTCCGGTGAACGAGCAGCTCGCGCTGCAGTACACCTCGGCCAACTTCGTGGCGGCCCGGGCAGGTGACACGAACCCCGAGTACAACCGTGCCCTGAGCGTGACGGTCGAATCGCGCATCCAGGACGATCGTTGGTTCATGTCGGCCGACCCCAACGCGCAGCCGATCGATACGATCGAATATGCGTACCTGTCGGGTGCCGAGGGCGTGATGATCGAGCAGCGTCAGGGCTTCGAGGTCGATGGCCTCGAAATCAAGGGCCGGCTCGTGTTCGGCGCCAAGGCAATCGACAGCCGCGGCCTGTACGCGGTGCCGAAGAAGGCCTGATCCGCCAACCCCTCCGACCCTTTCCTGATCCCCGGCGGGCGGCTTCACGGCCGCCCGTTGGCTTTCAGGCCCTCCCGGGAGAACCCCCACCATGCAAAACTTCAAGAAGCAGGGCGACACCCTGACCCTCACCGCCCCTTACGACGTCGCATCCGGCGGCGGTCTGCTCGTCGGCGCGATCTTCGCCGTCGCCGCTGCGGCCGCGCTGGCCGGCCAGCTGGTCGAGGGCCTCCGCGTCGGCGTGGTCGCGCTGCCCAAGGCGGCCGGCGCCGTCACCCAGGGCCAGAAGCTCTACTGGATCGACGCGGACAAGGTCGTGACGACCACGGCCGGCACCAACAAGCTGATCGGCGCCGCGGCGCTGGCGGCCGCCGGCGGCGATACCGTGGTGCAGGTCGTGCTGATGCCGACCGCCGCCTGATCGACCGACGCCGGCGCCGATGGTGCCGGCGTCACCGCCCCCGCTGTCGTGAGGTGATCCTATGAGCATCGACGACATGCGGGCGGCGCTCGGCGTCAGCGCCGAGATCGACGACGTCCAGGTCGTGATCCTGTACGGTCAGCGCCAGCGCGCGGCCGCGTCGATCGCCGCCAGCGCCGCAGCCGTGGTGCGCGATCCTTTCGCCCGCGCGATGGGCGTCCTGTTTCAGGCGGCCGGCACCGTCGCTGCCGAATATGACGACGGCGAAAGCGACGAACCTCTTTCGATCCGCGTCATCCGCCAGCAGGGCGATGTCGAAATGCAGCTCAACGACGGATCGACCGTGCTGGGTGGCAAGGAGATGGTCCAAATCCAGCGCAGCGACGTCGACGCGCCGCGCAAGGGCGACTTCCTGACGATCGGCGACGAAGAGTTTCGGATCATGGGCAAGCCCCGGCTCGACAGCCGCGGATTGACCTGGTCGTGCGAGCTGGCGCCGGTCTGACGATGCGAACCCGTATCGGCACCCCCGACTTCGACCAGCTCACCGCCGGGCTGGAAAGCGACGTCGCTGGCTTCCTGACCGAGGCGATGCGCGACACCACGCGTGAAGTGACCGATGCTTTCCGTGCCCAGGTGCGCGGGGCGGGGCTTGGCGAGCGACTGCCGAACGCGATTCGCGGCGTGACGTATCCGAAAGTCGGGAATGCCCTGGAGCCTAGCGGGTGGGTCTATGCACAGCCGTCGAAAGATGGCCGCGGCGCTGCGGCGATCGTCGAGAGCTATGCCAGCGGCGCGATGATCACGCCGCGCGCCGGCAAGCGCTGGCTGGCGGTGCCGACCGATGATTGCCCCCGCAAGCGGCAGGGCGACGCGATGACGCCGGAGGAGGTCGAGAAGAAGTTCGGTCGCCGGCTGGTGTTCATCAGCCCCAACGACCGCGGCTTCAAGACGCCAAGCCAGCGCAAGCGCGGCGTGGCGTTTCTCGTCATCAAGCAGCTGGTGATCCGCAAGGCCACCGGCCGGTGGCGCAATGCCAGCAAGCGCGAGCAGGAGGGCCGGACGCGTAATCCGCGCCCGCTGCAAAGCGTCATCATGTTCACGCTGGTCCCGCAGGTGAAGAAGCCGAAGTCGATCGACCTGTCGGTACCGGAAACGGTCGCGGCCGAACGCTTCGGCGCCAACCTCGATAAGCGGTGGAGATAGCCATGTCGCAGCGGCTGGACGTCCTCGTGGCCATCGTGAGCCTGATCGCCGCGACGCGCCCGCAGGCGGACGTGCGGGGCATGTCCAACGACGATGCCAAGCCCGACGAGGTTGGTGCGGGCGGTGCCGCGTTCGTGCGCTCCGGCGATCCCGGCGATCCATCGATCGACCTATCGCCACCTACCTACTGGTGGGATCATACCGTGCCGGTCGAGCTGACCGCCTATGCCGCCGGCGGTGAAACCAGCCAGCAGGTTCTCGACGGCTGGCTGATGGCGATCGGCCAGGCGGTGGAAGCCGATCGGACGCTCGGCGGCCGGTGCAGCTACCTCGACGTGTCCGCGCCGATCGACGGTGAGACCAGCGCCCCCGGCGCGGTGCCGCTCGGCTGGGCCGACTTCACCATCACCGCTTCCTACGAAACCACCAGCCCGCTGGGCTGACCCCTTTCACGACAGGAGAATTCCATGGCGCTTCGTCCGCTGGGCATCAACGCCCTTATGTCCGCTGCGTCCGAGGGCGCGCTCACCTATGGTCAGGTGCCCGCCACCGGCTTCTTCCGCCTGCCCTTCGTCAGCCACGGGCTCGGCGAGGAGCAGCCCCTGATCGAGGATGACCAGCTCGGCTTCGGCCGCGAGGGCCTCGATCCCACCTATGACGTCATCACCAACGATGGCGATTTGACGGTCCCGGTCGACCTGCGCGGCTTCGGCTTCTGGCTGCGTCAGACCTTCGGCCCGCCCACCACCACCGCGACCGGCGACAAGTTCTCGCACGTCTTCAAGTCGGGCACGGATGCGCTGCCGTCGACGTCGATCGAGATCAGCCAGCCCGAGGAGCCGAGCCATTCGGTCCATTATGGCGCGGTCGTGAACACCTTGAAGATCGCGATGACGCGGTCCGGCATGCTCAACGCGGTGCTGTCGATGATCGCGCAGGGCGAGACCAACCCTTCGGCCGACAGCGTCGCCGGCGTGCCCAGCGTACTGCGTGGCCCCCGCTTCGCCCAGGCGACCGGCTCGATCATGGTCGACGGCGCTGTCGCCGGCGACATCGTCTCGGCCGACCTCGCCTATTCGAACGCGCTCGATAAGGTCGAGGTCATCCGCGACGACGGCCGGATCGGCGGTGTCGATCCCGGCAAGGCGATGACGAACGGCTCGCTGGTCGTGCGCGGCCTGCGCGGGCCGCTGGCGGTGAAGTCGCGGACCAAGGTCGCCGCGGCGATCCAGGCCGGCTGGGTACAGGCCGACGGCACGCTGACCTTCGCCATGCCGCGTATCTTCCTGCCGCGGGTGAAGCGCCCGATCAGCGGCCCGAAGGGGCTGCAGTCGACCTTCAATTTCCAGGCGTCGGGCGCGGAGGCGGCGCAGCTGACCGTCACGCTGGTCAACGACGTCGCCAGCTACGCCTGATCCCGGGAGAGACACCATGAACCTGCCCACCAGCATCGACATCGGCCGCGCCGACGATCACGACGTGCTTCGGCGCGTTCGGGTCGTCGACGCGGCGACCGGCGAGACCATCGCCGGCGTCATCACCGCCGACGCGATCGCCGGCACCGTCCGCCGGTTCGAGGTCGACGCCGGCCAGCTTGTCCTGAAGGACGATAGCTTCGTCATCGTCGACGAAGAGCGCGACATCCGCATCGAGTGGATCGTGCCGCCGATCGCCGAGGTCGCGGAATGAGCTGGGCCCTCGGCAAGGCGGGCACCGTCACGCATACGCTGGTGGCAGCGCGCGGCGACCTGCCGCCCGTCACCGTCACCTTCAACGCCCAACCGACCCTGCTGTCCGCCCGCGCCGCGCGTGAGGCGGCGCAGGCAGTGTTCCGCGAAGGCGGCCCCAAGGTCACCGAGCGCGCCGGCGACGCCTTCTCGGCTGCGATCATCCGCTGGAACATCCTCAGCTGGACCGGGATCGGCGACGGCCCCGACACCCCCGTCGATCCGACGCATGACGTCGAGCAGCTGGACGATGCCGGCAAGCCGATCGGCGTGGAGCTGGGCACGATCAGCGCCTTCCTCGCCGAATCGCGCCTCGTCGACGCGGCCGACCGCGAATATGTCCTGCCCTGGGTGCTGGCGGACATGGAAAAAAACGGCTGGTCGCCCTCGCTGGATGGCACTTCCAGCAGGGCGACGCAGGTGCAAGATACTGTCAGCTCTCCTGCGACGCAGGAAAGCTCGGTCGATGCCACGACCACGACGGACGCCCCACCTGCCCCTACGACCAAAAGAAGCCGCAGACGGAAGCCGGCGAAGGCGTCTGGCGGCTGATCGCAGCATGCGGGTCGCAGATGCGGCTCGCGTTTGCGTCCGGCCCTGACGGGATCGTCAGCCGGCCGATCGGCCTCGACTGGGGCGCGATCATGATGACCGCCACCGGCCGCGGCGTCGACACCGCCCTCCTCGCGGAAATCCTGCCCGACATCGAGGCAGCGGTCGTCCACCCACCCGAACCCGACGCTGAAGGAGACGCCGATGGTGATGCGTAGCGTCGGGTTCCAGCTTCGGACGGACGGCAAGGCCGAGGTCAAGAACGACTTCGCCGAGGTGCGGGCCGCCGGCAGCGCCGCCATGTCCGGCGTCGCCGATGCAGCCGAGCAGGCCGGCGAGCGCGCGGAGCGGGCGCAGTCCGCATCCGCCGATCGCCAGATCGCCAAGTGGAAGGCGATGGCGTCGGCCGCCAAGGTCGCCAGCCTGGCGCAGGATAGCCGATCGACATTCGACATGGCGCTCGCCGATCGCGGGTCGGGCAGCCAGTTCGCGACCGTGAACCTCGATCGATCGACCGGGGCGGCGAAGGCGTCGGCCGACGTCTTCCGGCCGATGATCGAGGCCGAGGAGCAGATGGAGGCGCGCACCCGTGCGCTGCTGGCCGCGATCGATCCGGTCTATGCGGCGCAGGGCCGCTTCAACACCGCGATCACCGAGGCCAAGACGCTCCTCGATGCCGGCCGCATCAGCACCGATCAGTACGCGCTGGCGCAGGACCGCGCCCATGCCGCGCTCGATGCCGCCACGGGCGCCACCAAGCGGGCTGAGCTGGGCGCGGCTGCGGTCATCACCATGCAGGCGCGCGTCAATGCCGCCGGCGACAACGGCTTCGGCGGCTGGGCCGGGTCGGCCGAGCGATCGGCGTCCGCGTTCCGCGCGCTGATCGCGGCCGAGGAGGAGCTGGAGAACCGCACCCGGCGGATGATCCAGACGATCGACCCGGCAGCTGCGGCGCAGGATCGCTTCAACGCCGAGATCGGCGAAGCCCGGTCGCTGGTCAACGCCGGCACGCTGTCGCTCGACCAGTATTGCACCAAGCTGCGCCAGGAGCAGGCGCTCCTCGATGCGGCGTCGGCCGCCCAACGTCGGGGCGCCGCCAGCACCGCCGCCCACCGGCAGGCCATGCAGGGGCTATCGTTCCAGGCGCAGGACGCCTTCACGCAAATCAGCATGGGCACGAACCCGCTGAGCGTGCTGGCCATCCAGGGCGGGCAGGCAGCGGGCCAGATGGCGAACCTCGGCGGCCGGATCGGCGCCGTGTCGACCTTCCTGATCGGGCCGTGGGGCCTTGCCATCACCGCCGGCATGTTGGCGCTCGGGGCGTTCACCGATCACATGCTGAAGGCCGGTGACGCGGCCGATAAGACGAAAAAGGCCGTCACCGTCCAGATCGGCTCTATCCAGGCGCTCGACGCGGCGAACAAGCTGCTGAACGACACGCTCGGCCAGTCGGTGAAGAACCAGGCGCAGGTCCGGGCCGAGGCGATCGGTGTCGCCAACGCCAACATCATCGCCGCCAACGCTGCGCGTGATCGAGCGGTGCAGGAGATCAACCTCGCCAAGGCGATGCTGGCGCAGACCGCCGCACGGTCGCGCCAAGGCGGCGAGCGCAGCGACGTGGCCGCCATGAGCCTGTCCGGCGATGCCGAGGCGATCAAGAAGCAGGAGATCGCGCTGGTCGCCCTTGAGGGCAAGATCGCCGCCACCCGGCGGTCGCGTAGCCAGCTGATCACCGAAGACCGTCGACTGACGGCCGAAGCCACGGCCGACCGGGCGGATGCCGACGCCAAGCTGGTCGTGGCGACCGGCCGAACCGGCGATGCCGAACGATCGCTTGCCAATATCCGCCGGCAGGGCCGGTTGGAGCTGGCCGCCGGCACGCTGACGCAGGAAGGATATCAGCGCCGGGTCGAGGGCGGCGAGCGGGCACTCGAAGCCGCGCAGGAGGCCGATCGCAAGCGTGGTGAAGGCCGCACCGCCTCGCTCGGCCGGCAGGCAGCGGCGATGCAGGTCAATGCCAGCGCGTCATTGGATCTCGCCCGTGCCTATCTGACGGGCGGCGACGCGGCGATCCGTGCCGAAGCCGCGCGCAAGGGGCTGACCGACGCCACCCGCAAGGGGATCGAGGCGGACGCGCAGGTCGCCCGCCAGCTGCAGGTGATGGTCGGCGAGGATGTCGCTGGCGCCGCCAAGTCGGTCGCGGCGATGCGCGACGAGACCATGGCCCGCGCCGCGATCCGCGCGCAGGTCGAGGCCGGCACCTTATCCGCTGCCGGCATG